GCCTGTCCGCCTTCTTCGTTTCCGTCATACGGCAAGTAGATGGTCTCAGTGCGTACTCTCTCTGGTTCGCCGAACATAAATTCGTCGCCGTCGAAGTGATAAGTGACCCGCATGGTCATCATTTCACTATTGTGGACATGGTCGAAAACGGCAAGATTCTCCTGAGCAAGCCGCAGTTTTATGTTGCCACCAAAACGCATAGATAGGGCACGGGCGAGATTTGCCATGCGTCCCATTGCTGGATTCATGGCTGGAACACCACCATCCTCGCCGCGTGGACCAACATAGTCGTCGTCCGAGTCGTAAAGGTTGGATGAAGGCTTGTCACTCCATTGACCTTTTTCCTTAACTTTTTCGTAGCGCTCAAGAAGTCTGCGACCCTTGGCGGCTAGTTCGGCAGCATCGCTTCTGTCTTGGGGAACTGGCTCGCCCCATGCTGCGGCAGAAAGAGCCAAACGGGTCGGCTTGCCGTTCTCGTCCTTCATTGGTCCTGATGGGTTGGTGAAGAATCGAGTCAAAAATGAGCCTTTACGACGCATCTTCTCTGGCGTATTGGCGGGTCCACGCACACCTGGTTTGAGGTTGGAACCTTCCGTACGGTTGAAGAAGGCTCGCCCAGCGGCAGTTAGACCACCCTTCGGGTCTTTTAGTGGCTTATCGCCCTTCTCGTCAATGTCCGTACTGGCTGCTTCGTCAGATTTAATAGAAATCGTTGCCGTTAATTGGTTAGCACCGTGGAGGACGGGTGAAACCTCATAGAGTTCCACTTCCTTGAGCATGTTCGCCTTGCGTGAACCGTCAAAGAAGGCATCGAGCGTTTTGTAGCCAATCGACCATTCTTGGTCTTCACCGAAGAAGGATACGTTGGTGAACGCTTCGCGTCCTTTTTCGCTCTTCAGATTGAACTGAACACGAGCGTAAAGACCACCAATCCCAGCACGGCGCATCTTCATGGGCAGGCGCGGGTCATTGGGACCAACTTCATAAATGTCTAGAACCTTGCCGATGGGATGGTTCCAGTCATGACCCCACACAACACGAGGCTTTCGACGCTTCAGACTTTCAGTAAACGCACCAGGAAGAACAACGTCACCGACTGAGTCTTTGTTTCCAATTCCAGCGACGAAACATTCGACTATGCCAAGCGCTTCGTCGACGTCGATTTGACCAGAAATAGCCTTAAATTCAAAGGTGTCAGTCGCAGGCATGATGCTCCTCATATGGGTTCAGGAACAATAATAAACTGTCCATAGCCCAATCTGTTGGAACTATTCAGTAAATCCGTTTAACGTTTACTAAAACACTGATTTGTTTTAGTAATCACTCCACGTTGAAACGAAGCCTGCATCTACAGTTGATGGTCAGCGAGGGTGGCGCTAGAGGGTCTCCTGGAAAACGAAGAGCCACCCCGTCAACCATGAACCCGTCCCCGAGGTCGACGGTTTTACCCTGTAGGAAGTGGTGGGCAGGTCGTACTTTAGGGTCACGCCTCGTTAGCCAAGTCTTACTCAGCGCCCCAACTTGCTTCCCAGAGAAGTATGTTCCAGCATTGAACGCCGTCTGAGTTTCGTGCTCCGCAATCATTCTTTTTCTCTTGGTGAGAAGGTTGACGAAAATTGCAATCAGGGCTGAACGCAACAGTGAAGATTTATCGATTCCGCCATCATCGTCCCCAGCCATAAGCGCCATGGCGACAAGGACGGCTGCTGTAACTTCTTCCATGGTCGTGTCGTTCATTTTCTTGACACGCGCCATTTGCTCGTCAACGTACTGTTTTACTTCTTCTTCGTCTGGGGTTGAGTCCATCCCCGTCTGCTCTTGAGAAAGAGTTGAAGCATCCTTGACTATTCCGAGGATAAGCGGCTTGATGTCGTCGTCTAACTGCTTGTTCCAGACTTCCTTATCAAAGATGGTGTCGACCGTTAGGTTTCCAGCATCAAGAGCCTTGCGTGCTTTTGCGCCAGCAGCCTTTTCAAGAACCACGCGTTGCTGACGCTCTAGGTATCTTTCCAACGAGCGGTCGACTATTTCTGTCCACATATCGGCAGAGCGTTCTGCTTTGACATCCCAGTCAGTGATGGCGGCATTATCCATCTTGTACTGAAGACCTTCTGGCTGCGCCGACATTTGACCTTCTGGCACTGGTGCCGCTGTCGTCTGCATTTCGACCTGCTCTGCCCCAACTGGTGCCCCACCTTCTGCTGGTTGACCAGCCATTTCTGCGGCAAGCGAACCAGCCATGGTGTCGGGTGCTGGGGGAGCGCCCATGCCGACATCGGGCGACATTGGCGGCATACCAGGAACTTGCATTCCCATTGCATCTGGTTGCTGCGGTTGCTCCATCGGTTTTTCGGTGTTAGCGATTGGGGTGAGGTTCGGGTTAGCGAGAAGACTGTCTGCAAGTTCGGACTCAACCTTTTTGCGACCAGAATGCTCACGATATTCGTTTGCGCTAATGAGTCCGTTTTGGAACTCATCCATGAAGTAACGCGCACGCTCATTCTTGGCAATAATCATGATGGGGACGCTCGACGTATCGAAGTCCACGTAGTAACGGTCATCTAGTTCGTCTAGTGCGCGGGCGAGAGGTTCAAGGTGAGGAAGCATCGTTTCCATCCAGAACACGCGAATTTCTTCGCCAGCATTACTGAATGTTCTTCCTGACGCATTACCGATAACGGATTCTGGAACGCCGAATGATGCGAGGATTTCTTCCTTGGTTATTTGCCGCATTTGAATGTAGGCAGCATCACGGGGGTTTGACGATGTGTCGACATAATCGACACCATCATCGGAAGACAAAACGGTTGTTCCTCCAACGCGGTTGAGGTTGCCACGGAATCGACTACGCAATTCCTCTTTGTCATCGTCGTCAACTTCGCCCCTAATGACGAGAAGACCGCCAGGGCGACCGTCGTTTAGAAGGTAGTTGCGGTTATAGACCTTGGCAAGGTTTTCAATCTCAATCGCAATGCCAGCAGATTCCATTGGGGTCATAGATAGATAGGGGTCGAGTGGGTGTGGTCGGCGAATCCACAAAACATCATCAGGTTTGATGATTGTTGGATTCTGCATTCCTGGCATGCGAACTTCAAAACCAGCAACAAATTTCTTGGGGTCTGGTATTGGGCTGGTGTACTGAGGTGGTAAAAGATGAAGAGCAATAACCTTGCCTGAGCGACCACGAACTTTTTCAATAAATACACCGCGAGTGCTCATCAGCAATTGACTCGATACTCGATAGCGAAAAATGAAAGCATTTTCGCCATCGTTCGGTCGGGAGTTCAGCAGATACAAGAGTTCATTTTTGTTACCAGAAAGGATTTCACCTTCTGGTGAGTTGTTTTTGCGAAGAACTATTGGCAGGCGTGCTTGGTTTCCAGCAATAGCGTCAATACAGCGAGATACCCAAGTGACCTTCTGCATGCCTTCGCGGTACGCACGCTCGATGTCCCAAGCATCACGGTACGGCTTGCCAGCAAAAGAGGGGTTGAAAGCAATAGGCGCGCCCGCATTAAACGCAGCCTTGTTCCTTATGTCGTCCTGAAGGGACTTGTTTTGGCTATTATTCCATGCCATTTTTTACTCAAGCCCCAGAATAAATCCGAAAATACCGCATCCGACCCCACCGACAAGTAGACCTACTGGCGGATAAATCTGCCATGCGCCAACAGTAGTCATTATTATAAACGCAATCATTAGCGCATTGGCGGCTGAACCCCTAGTAAAAAGCCGTTTCATCAAATTATTTAGAAACACCGTGACCAAGTTTATGAATCTTCTGGCAAGGACACTAAGCGCCCTTCGCTCCTCTTTTGACTTCACGTCACCACCTTGTCGATATGTTCGAGTAGTAATCTAGCCGATATGAATATCATAGTTCGAGTAGGGCACCGTGACTGATTGGGCGAAAATACTCGACTACCTAGAACCTCGCGAACCAAAATTTTGCCCAGAGAAGCCGTCGTTAACTCAGAAGGTATTCCTCAGAACGAATTCGATTGAGGCGCTTTTTGGTGGCGCTGCAGGTGGAGGCAAGTCGTCTGCTCTTCTGATGTCCGCCCTTCAGTACATCGATGTGCCCAATTATTCCGCAATCCTGTTCAGGCGCACATTTGCGGACTTGGCACTTCCTGGCGCTTTGATGGACCGTTTCAAAACGTGGATGTCCAACTATGACGACGTTCACTGGAATGCCAACTCCTATGTGGCAACCTTCCCAAGTGGTGCAAGAATTTCATTTGGATACCTGAACAACACAAATGACTATTTAAGGTACAAAGGTTCGGAATTCCAGTTTATTGGCATGGACGAAGTTACCGAAATCAGGGAAGCCGACTATAGATATCTATTCTCCCGTCTACGCCGCCCTGCCAGCGGTCCACTGTCCAGCGTGCCTCTCCGAATGAGGGCGGCATCCAACCCAGCCCCCAACTGGGTGCGGCAACGGTTTATTGTAGAAGGCAAACAAAGTGGTCGCATCTTTGTGCCCTCCCTCCTAACCGACAACCCAGGCATTGACGCCGAGTCGTACCGTCAGGCTCTTCAGGCGCTGGACCCCGTTGAGCGGAAGAGGCTGGAGTTTGGTGATTGGTGGTCAACAACACTTGGTTCATTGTTTGACAGAACTCACTTCGTGCTTATCGACCCAGTTGATGTGCCAAACGTCACATCGTCGGCTCGGGCTATCCGATTTTGGGACTTGGCGGCGACCGAACCGTCATCAAGCAACCCTGACCCCGACTGGACGGTTGGAACGCTGATGCTGTTCGACCAAGGCATCGCTTATGTGCTCGATGTTCGCCGTATCAGGGCAAAGGGTGAAAAGGTGGAGCAATTGATTGCCCAGACGGCATATGAGGACGGGCACGCTGTTTCAATCAGAATGGAACAAGAACCTGGTTCTAGTGGAAAAGCACTTATTGACCAGTATGCCCGCTATGTGGTTCCTGGCTACGACCTTATGGGTATTCGCTCCACGGGAGACAAACTCACACGGGCGCGCCCATTTGCCGCCGCTGTCGCTAATGGGAATGTCCGAGTTGTTCGGGGACCATGGTTGACCGACTGGCTCGACGAGTTCTCATCCTTCCCCGAAGCCGCAAACCACGATGACCAAGTTGACTCAGCCGTTGGCGCTTTCACATATTTGGCAGGTTTGGGCTTGCCTCAGCGACGACAAGTCGCTATCATCATCTAGCAGTCACTCGACTACACCACCTATTAAGACAAGGTAACTATGGAAAGTATTGACGACGTTATCGCCAACATGAATCGTGTCCTGATGGAGACCGACAGGCACTTGAGTGAGTTCATATCAAGTGAGCCAGACCCAGAAGAAGCAGCCAAAGTGTTGGTCGAAGTCCACGCCATCAAGAGCGCCATTTCTGACATGTACTCAATTTTTTCAACCGACGTAATTGGTGTTCTTCAGCGAGCACAAGTTGATGAACTTCAGGTCAAGGGTGCGCAAGTTGAAATCCGTTCTGGCGCAGACAGAAAACAATGGGAGCACGACAAGTTGATAGGTGAGGTTGCTCGTCGACTCATTCAATCATCCGTCGACATGGACACTGGCGAAGTTGTTATGACGACAGAGGAAGTCGTGTCTCGCGTTTTGGATTTTGTCCAGCCGTCATATTGGCGAGTAAAAGAACTGGCAAAACTCGGCATCAGCGCGGACCAGTTTTGTGAAGTCGGGGAATCGAAGACAAACATCATTGTGAGAAAGGCAAAATAATGGCAGCAGCAAAGAAGACCACAGTTGAGCAGACGGAAGTTGAAGTGGAGAAAGTTGAGGCTACTAGCATTGACTTTGACTCCTTCGAACGTGAGCGTGAGCGTGAGCGCAAGCGTGTTGAAGCACAACGAGCCGCACAGCAGTCGCAGTTGAATGAACCATTCCCGCACGAGGTAGAACGCCAACTCAAGAAAAGTGGTACATACCTCACCTACATTCCAGTTAGCGAAGTAATCACTCGCCTCAACAAGGTGCTGGGGTTTGATGGCTGGTCATACCAAATCATCAAATGTGAACGAGACGCCATAGACCCCGACTTCATTGTTGCGCATGTTCGCCTTGATGTTTACCCACACGCAGACCGTTTTGTTGCGGTGTCGAAAGATGGTTTCGGCGGTCAAAAAATCAAGCGCACGAAGCAGGGTGACATTGTCGACCTTGGCGATGAGTTCAAGGGCGCAGTGTCGGACGCACTAAAGAAAGCGGCGCAGTCGTTGGGCATTGGTCTCTACCTTGCCCGTACCGAGGAGGCGATGGAATTGGATGAGGAAAAGCCAGTCGTCGCCAGTGCACCAGAACAGCCACAGGTTTCCGCCCTGTACGAGAGTTTCATCGACCTTCGTAAAGCCCTTGATGAAACTGGCGTTGAATCAATCCGTGCATTCTGGTCTGAGTACAGCGGTGGTCGCCCAGTGCCAAAGCCTCACGAGTTCACCGATGCCGAACTTGAGGCACTAATCGGCGAATGTGTCAGGTTGTCGTTCAACGGCACCTATGCGGAGAATGAATAGTGCTAGTAGCGCCACCGCATCTTTCCCCATCTTCCATATCAACATTCAAGCAATGCCCATTGAGGTACAAGTATTCACGGATAGATAATCTTCCTGAACCACCAACAGAAGCATCAATCATGGGCAACTTTGTCCACGACATTCTCGAAAACCTTTATCGCTGTGAGCCAACCGACAGGACATTGGCAACAGCAAAAATGATTGCATCGGATGTGTGGAATGAGTACGAAGCACGTGTGGCTGGCGTCCTGCGTGGAGACCTCGACGCAATGAGGATGTTTCGATGGAATTCGTGGTGGTGTGTCGAAAACCTTTTTGCCATCGAAGACCCTCAACAACTTGAATTTGATGGTCTTGAGTACGAACTTGGGCATACCCTCTTCGAAGAGACTGGTAC